CACCGGTGATCGTGGACAAATCACTATTCAAAGTAATACAAACAGTGATACAACTTATGCAATATTAAGCGTTGATGGAGCTGTGACCGATAACACAGGATGGTTACAGGTTTCAGTATCGCCAGTATCGGGTGCTCTTCCAACTAATACTGAAGATTGTGTTATTACTTTTGCTAGGACTGGAGCACAAGGCACACAAGGTACTACAGGCACACAAGGTACTACAGGCACACAAGGTACAACTGGTACACAAGGAACTGACGGTACACAAGGTACAACAGGTACACAAGGAACTACAGGCGCTCAAGGTACACAAGGCATACAGGGTGTTACTGGTACACAAGGCACAGATGGTACCCAGGGTACAACAGGTGCACAAGGTACTGACGGAACACAAGGTACTACCGGAACACAAGGTGCAACAGGTGCTCAAGGCACACAGGGCACTACAGGTACACAGGGTACAACCGGTGCTCAAGGCACTGATGGCACACAAGGCACAGACGGAACACAAGGTACTACAGGTACACAAGGTGCTACAGGTACACAAGGAACAGATGGTACCCAGGGTACAACGGGTGCTCAAGGCACACAGGGCACTACAGGTACACAGGGTACAACCGGTGCTCAAGGCACACAAGGTACAACAGGCGCACAAGGAACACAAGGCACACAAGGAGTTACAGGTACACAAGGTACTACCGGAACACAAGGTACAACTGGTGCTCAAGGTACACAAGGTACTACTGGAGCACAAGGCACCCAAGGGACTCAAGGAACCACTGGTACACAGGGTACTCAGGGTATTCAAGGTGTGCAAGGTGTTCAGGGAGTACAAGGTACTACTGGTACACAAGGTGCAGAAGGTAACTTTGGTGGTGCTACATTTGAATATGATTTTGATAGCAGTACAACCAATGCTGACCCAGGGCCTGGCGAATTAAGATTTAACAATGCTACACTTAGTTCAGCAAGTGCAATGTACATTGACGACACTGATCAAAGTGGCACTGACATTCAAACATTCTTGCGCACAATCGATGACTCGACTAGTACAATCAAAGGTCACTTCCGTGTTAGTAATAAACTTGATGCTACAGATTATGCTCTGTTTACAATCAGTGCATTAACTGAACTTACAGGATATTTTAATGTAAGTGTATCTTTTGTAAGTGGCAGTGCAAGTTCATTTACAAATGGTGAAGAATTAATCATCACATTTGCAAGAACTGGTGATAAAGGTGACACTGGTAGCCAAGGTACAACTGGTACGCAAGGTGCCACAGGTACACAGGGCACGACTGGTACACAAGGCACAACTGGAGCACAAGGTACAACAGGTGCTCAAGGAACACAAGGTGCTACAGGTGCTCAAGGTACACAAGGTACAACTGGAACAACTGGAGATACAGGTAGCCAAGGTACAACTGGTACGCAAGGCGCCACAGGTACACAGGGTGCCACTGGTGCTCAAGGTACTGATGGTACAACTGGTACTCAAGGCACAAACGGCACACAAGGAACCACAGGTAATACAGGTAGCCAAGGTGCCACAGGTACTCAAGGAACCACAGGTAATACAGGTGGAACAGGTAGCCAAGGTACTACAGGTACCCAGGGCACAAATGGCACACAAGGTACAAATGGCACACAAGGTACAAATGGCACACAAGGCACAACTGGTGCCACAGGTGGTACAGGTAGTCAAGGTGCAACTGGTACACAAGGAACCACAGGCACACAAGGCACCACAGGTACTGCAGGACCGAGCACAACTATTAACGCTACAGATACAAATACCAATAGCAATTTTGAACTTGTATTTGTAAGCGCACTTGGAAGCAATCAAACAGCAAATGGTAGTACAAGTTTGTACTACAATCCAAGCAGCGATACATTAGTAGCACCAGTATTTAACGCAACTGAGTACTCAGAAGCACAAAGTGGATTCTTTAACGCTAATACCATGACCACAGATACCACATTGGCAGACAATCTTAATGGTTTGATGGTTGGACCTGTAACAATCAACACAGGTGTTACGCTTACAGTACCTGATAACACAAACTTTGTGGTACTTTAAGATAAATAAACTACAGAAGGACAAAACCATATGGCATTAACATTAAGTGGAACAGACGGAGTTGATACACCAGCTATTTCAAATAGTGGTACTGATGGCGTCGGTAATATTGGAAACTCCACCACAGGATTTAACACTGTTTTTGCTAAATCAACATCAGCACAGTACGCTGACTTAGCGGAAAAATACCTATCCGACTCAGATTATGAGCCGGGCACTGTGGTTAGTTTCGGCGGAAGTTCAGAAGTCACATTGTCCGCAGTGGATGCAGACCCACGTGTGGCAGGCGTTGTTAGTACTGAACCCGCATTTTTGATGAATACTGGACTAAAAATGGATGCTGTAAATCTTGCACTTGCAGGGCGTGTTCCTTGTAAAGTAACAGGTAGTGTAAATCCAGGCGATCTTATGGTAAGCAACGGTGATGGCAGTGCCCGTGCTGAATCCAATCCACCGATTGGTTCTGTAATTGGTAAAGCATTACAGAGTTTCTCGGGAGAAACTGGTACAATTGAAGTAGTAGTAGGTCGCTATTAAAGTAAAATTACAGTAGACTATATGTGTCAATAAATATCGGCACACATTATAGATCTACTTTATGGACAATTTTACAAAATACGCTCTCGAACAAGGTGGTGACATTCAACCACTGCTGATACCCGCACATGAACATCAAGGGCTAGGGCTTATGAACCCTAGCATCTTTAATCACAACGGTAAAATCCTTGTTATATTACGCAGTACAAACTATACGTTTTACCACAGCGAACGCAAACTTTTCCACCATCCCTATGGACCATTAACGTATCTGCATCCTGAAAATGATATTAATCTTAAGACATGGAACTACTGGCTTGAACTTGATGATAATCTACAGGTCACACGCTATAACAAGATTGATACCAGTAAACTAGATGTCAAACCACTGTGGGAGTTTCATGGCTTAGAAGATGCCCGTCTTGTGCATTGGGATAACAAGTTCTATATTTCTGGGGTTCGTCGTGACACTACTGTAAATGGACAAGGCCGCATGGAATTAAGTGAACTTGAGATCACACCCAGCGCCGTGAAAGAAGTCAACAGATACAGAATACCGTGTCCACTGGATCCTCCAGGTGAATTTACACAAAAAATCTATTGCGAAAAGAACTGGATGCCGATTGTAAATAAACCTTTCCACTATGTCAAGTGGACAAATCCAACAGAGATGGTTAAGGTTGACATGGCGGCTAACAAAACCACCATCATACACCAGGAAGAAACAGCAAAGATGCGTGACTTCCCACGTGGTGGATCGCAGGTTTTACCCTGGAAAGACGGCTACATTGCAATTACCCATGAAGTAGATTTAACCAAGCATGAAACAGGCCGCAAGGATGCTGTGTACACACACAGATTTGTTATATGGGACAAAAACTTTAATGTTGTAAAGTGTAGCGAACAGTTTAGTATTATGAATGGACTTGTAGAGTTCAGCGCCGGCATGTGCGAGTATAAGGATGATACCATGTTGATTACTTTTGGCTTTCTTGACAATTCAGCTTTTGTATTACGGTGTACAAAGCAAGCAATTGATAGATTTATTGAAGGTGCGATATGATTCTAGATGCAAAACAAAAAGAAACTTTTGATGGACTTTTAAGGGCGTACATTAATGAACCAAATGATGCACAATATAATTTTGCCCTAGGTCTATTTTATTACACTATTGGACAAACTGCTGCAGCGGTAGGTTTGTTTATACGCACAGCAGAGCGCACTGAGGACAAAGAACTAATGTACGAGTGCATGATGCTTTGTGCAGATTGTTTTGCACAGCAAGGCACACGGGGAATAAGCGTTAAGGGCATGCTCAAACATGCGGTTAGCATCAATCCACGACGGCCTGAAGCATATCTAAAACTAGCTATGGATCAGGAAATGACTGATACAGCAAGCAACTGGTTTGACAGTTATCTCACCAGTAGCCTTGCATTAGAATTTTGTGATTTTGATCTATCACCATTGCAGTATAGTACAAGTTATCCTGGCAAGTATGCTCTTATATTTCAAAAAGGACATACTGCATGGTGGTGCGGCATGACCGATGAAAGCAGAGATATAATGCTAGATTTGCATGACAATTATCAGGATGCAATGAGTGTGCATTATCAAAATCTTGTGCATCAAAATTTAATAGCAACCGGAGTATTTGGACCGCCTGTGGATGCAACACCTCAGCCAGAAGTTTTAACTCCTAATTTTGCTGTTTATAATAAAACAAAGCATGCAAATCTTAGACACAAATTCAAGATGAGTAAAAATATTGAACAAAACTATAGCGAAAGTTATCAGGATATGTTTGTGCTATCTTTGGTTGACGGCAAACGTGAAGGGACTTATCTCGAAATTGGCAGTTGCAGACCGTTCTACGGCAACAATACAGCCTTGCTAGAAAAAGATTATGCTTGGAAAGGCGTCAGCATAGATTACGAAGAACAGTTTGTAAGCATGTTTAAGCAAGAGCGCAAGAATCCATGCTATTGCAAGGATGCAACCACAGTAAACTATTCGGCACTGCTAGCGGCACACGATATGCCTGAAGTAATAGATTATCTACAAGTTGACTGTGAACCACCTGGTGTCACATTTGAAGCATTGCTAAACATTCCTTTTGACAAGCATCGCTTTAGGGTAATAACCTATGAGCACGACTACTATGCAGATGAAACAAAAAGTTTCAAGGATAAAAGCCGCAAGTATCTCGAAAGCCTTGGATATGTGCTAGTTGTGGATGACATCAGTCCTGACGACAATCGTCCATATGAAGATTGGTGGGTGCATCCAGAACTGGTAGACGCTGACATAATACAAAAAATGAAGCAGGTTGACGGACAAACCAAGATGTCTGAAAAGTACATGTTGTCTGGACAACCCGAAACACCCATTGTACGCAGTAATTTTGATTGGGGACTAATCAAAGAAAATGAATGGTTCCATGGTATTGTGTCTGGGGAAGTGTTTGAAAGACAAATCTACAGCAAGTTTTTTGATGTAGAGCCTGGCGATACAGTCTTAGATATTGGTGCAAGTGTTGGACCGTTCCTTGAAACCATACGTGATAAAAAGGCTAGTAAAATTATAGCCATTGAGCCTCACAAAGAACTATACAAAACACTCATGCACAACACATTGGGCATGCCTGTCACAAATGTAAACAAAGCAATTGGTGCAAGCAATGGTGAAGAAACAATCTACACATTGTTTGATCCTGATGTAATCAGCACTGGAGAAAGCACCGCGGGCACAACAGTGCAAACAGTAGAGTTTAATTCATTGCGTAAGCAGTACAGGGTTGATCACATTGATTTCTTGAAAATGGATTGCGAAGGTGCAGAGTACTACATCTTCAACGATGAAAACATGCAATGGATCAAAGATAATGTGCGCAAAATTGTAGGTGAATGGCACCTTGCAACCCCTGAGCAACAACAACAGTTCAGACATTTCCGCGACACATACCTCAAACAGTTTGATAACTTTGAAGTGTATAGTTTTGAAGAAGTAAACATAAAGCATGATTTATGGAGTGATTGGTTCCTTGATCACTACAATGAGATAACAATTTACATTGATAACCGTGTGCCAAGCAAGCCACCAGTTGAGGTGATTGCAAGGCAATCTAATGTAATACATGTACCCAAGTCCACGGTGCCACAGCCTTGGAAAAACAGCATTGCACCAACCATGGAGTTCACTACTTGCGTACCTAAAAAAGGTTGTGTAGTTGACTGTGTGTTCTGCCCACAGCAAACGCTTCTCAGTGTTTATCAAGGCGAGAAAAATCTAAGCCTCGACAACTTTAAACGCATCGTGGACAAAATACCACAGGAAGTGCGCATCACATTCGCTGGATTTACAGAGCCATGGTTAAACAAGCAATGCACTGATATGCTGCTGTATGCTCATGAGACTGGACATCCTGTCAGCGCATTTACAACTGTGGTTGGTATGACCATTGAGGATATTGAACGTATCAAACACATTCCTTTTGCAGGACGTCCTAATGGCGGATTTACAGTACATTTACCTGATCAAGAGCGCAAAGCCAAGCACCCTATTGCTGACAAGTTTATCGAAACAGTAGAGCACATGCACAAGGTACACAACGAAATACAAAACTTTAGTGTGATGTGCATGGGGGAAGTGCATGAAAGTGTGCGCCACCTTTGGCCGAATGCTCCTGTATACGATATGTGGAGCAGGGCTGGCAACCTAATTGGTGAAGCAGCACTCAAGCCAGAAGTAAACAAGTACATTTTCAAGAGCATTGATCATGGCGATCAACCAATGACCTGTGGCTGTGACGAGCGATTGTATCACAATGTGTGTATGCCAAACGGTGATGTAGCACTGTGTTGTATGGATTATAAACTTGAACACATCACTGGCAATATTCTTGAAAGCACCTACGATGAAGTTGTGCCAGCACCATACAGTTGTTATGAAATGTGCAACAAGTGCGAAAACGCTGTAAGCATCAATGATCCATTTATCAAAACAGAGATGGCAAGCATTGGGTTATGATATACAGTAGAAGTTTAGCAGTAAACGAAGACCTTCAGCCTAACAAGAGAGCATTCGTTGTGGATAACTTCTATAAAGATCCAATGGCTGTGCGTGAATTTGCACTAGAGCAAGAATTTGTAGAAAATGAATACTACATTGGCAGACGAACAACTCAGCAGTTTCTTATACCAGGCATTAAAGAAGCATTTGAAAACATACTTGGTAGACGCATCACCGAGTGGGAATCACACGGTATGAATGGACGTTTTCAATGGAATAAAGCAGGCGATCCACTTGTATGGCACAGTGACGGTCAACGGTGGGCAGGTATGATCTACCTTACACCAAACGCCCCCGAGTGGAGCGGAACAAACACTTATGTTCACAGACAAACCAAAATAAGTCATGTAAAACAGGTAAATGACCTCGGCGAAATCTATAATCAAAAAACTTTTCTTGATCCAACACCATACGACGAACTTGATAGATATGGTAACTTGTTCAACCGTCTTGTGATATTTGATGGTGGACAAATACACGCCGCGGGCGGCTATTTTGGTTGGGATGCCGACAGTGCAAGACTGTGGCACATGTTTTTCTTTGATGCTGAAGACTAGTAGTTGTTCTGAATAATTGTAATTTTGTTCATAACTTCGTCAAATTGTACGGTGCTCCATAAACCAGGATGCATTGGGCGTGGGTATACACCACTCTCAATCCAACTATACCCGCAGTGTTCTTCATTTAAGTCTGGAACAAATTCTTCTTCAATTAAACAAAAAAATGTATGGTAGGTAAATTTTTGATCTGGACTTGTAAACTGTTCAATAGGTACAAGTTTTATAGGTTCAGGCCATGAGCCTAATTCTTCACTACATTCTCTGTGAATTGTTTCGTAAAGTGTTTCTTCTGGCTCACACTTACCGCCAGGCAACCCCCAAGTGTGTGGATTTTTTCCATCATTGCGCAGAAGATAGAGATATCGACCAGTTTTAACACTGTAAAACCAAATTCCAACAGCATTAATCACAATACCAGGCTCCATTCTCCTCCTGGATAAACACCTTCGTAACTCTTTAACCACTGTCCGCCGGCCCATCGATACTGAATGCCAGTAGTTGTATTTGTAACATATTGAACATTACTTAGGTTGCTGCTATCAAAAACAACATTCCATCGAGTACCGTCATATTCAACAATATCATTTGCATTAGCAACTAACGGGGTGCCAACCGGTTGGTCAGTACCTCTCCATGCTTCAGCATTGCCGTCATCATTTGAACCAGTGCTTTCAATAAACAAATAACGTTGTCCTGTTGCAGCCGCAGGCAAACCTGCATTAGGACCTTTGCGTAAAGGATCAACAATGGCATCTATTGCAGTTAACGTATTTGTTGGAATAGTATCTTCATCTACTGTGAACAATAAAAATCTATCATCGCTTGGGTGGTATGCAACTGTGCCAACAATAATAGTATCGTCATAAGGATTATCTAATCTTACTTGACTAATACCGTCTCTCAGAGAACCATATAAATCTACTACAGTGTGCCACGTCAATGCGGTATCAGGTTGGGTAGGGACATCTACTCCACCAGTGCCCGGTACTACTGTTGATTGTTGCATAACCTGTAGTTGGTTACTTAATAATAGGACTTTATAGTTATAAGGTGTAAATTTTTGTCTAGTACCAAGTAAGAGATCATTATCGAAAATTGCGTTACTAAGATCACCTGTACCGTCAAAAACACTAGCAATAATTTTTTGAATTACTCCTAATTTCTTAACCTTTGCTGGAGGCGATATCCAAATTGGCATACTGAATTGTAGGGTAGCAATGTCAATTGGATCTTCGGTGCCAACTGGAACACTTCTACTGCTCCATCGTACACTATCAAGGTAGCAAACGCTCAAACTAGTCCAGTCAATAAAGTTATCAGTGCTTTGTATTTCTAAACCAGGATTGAATAGCACAAGTATTTGTTCCAAAATTTGTAGTTTTTGATTTGTGTTACTGGTCCAAATATCTAACTGCACTTCAAGTTGAAACGGAACAGGCATTATTCTTTCTACGGTAAAGGCACTTCCTTGTGTTTGTTCATATACTTGATTAATAGGATCCCATTCTCGCTGACGAATGTTCATTTTGTCTGTGAATGTTGGATCTTGAATTCTTGGCCGATCGTAATTCAAGTTTGTTACATGAAATGTCATTAAAGGTGTTGTAGGTAGGCTATTAGCACTATTTTGCTGAAGTATTGTTTGTGCTTGCCGTGTAGCATCTCCATAACGAACTGGTACCCTGTATAGAGTTTTTGCACCTTCTTCGTCCTTACCGTATTCAACTTCAAAGTTAGAAAATATTCGAGTAAATTGTAGCAAGAATCGTCGTATCTGTTCGTCGTAAAAAAATTGTACAGCCATTAATTATCCGCCTGTGGTTTAAGGATTTCACTAAGACCCTGGCGTGATGGTATATCACCTCGATCTTCAGTTGGTGTTGTCGCGGTATTGTTAACAAATCCACCAATTTGAGTCTTGTTGTCTTCACCCGGAGTTAAATCAACACGAACGTCATCTATTACTTTAATCCATCTAGCACCATCGTATCTAAACAATCGGTTAGGATAGTAGTCAAGTCGTAAACAAAAATCTCCTAGTTGTGCGGCGGTTGGAAATGCTATTCCCGGTGTCACTGGTTTGCCGTTTGGTGCAGTGCCATCTCCAACTAGATAGCCTAGTGCCCATCCAAAGTTTTGTGGAGTAACTGGTTGTGCATCAGCATCAATATTGATATCATCTACACTGATATCAGTTTGGCTTACATCATAACTATGTGGATCTGCTGGCGAGCCGTCAGCATTTGTGCCTACAATGTAGAAACGATCAATGTCATAACCACTTGCAGGAACTTCAAACTCGGCCTGTTGTACTATTGCATCATTAAGTTCTCTGTCTTTTGTTACAGTACCAAATGTTGCAAGTTCGCTAAGTGGTGTGTATACACTCCAATATGTTGTGTTTGTAATTTCTGTACCGACCGGAACATCTGTAATTGCCTGATAATAAGTTGCTCCATCAAGAACAATACTACCACTTGGATAATAATTTCCTGAATCCCAAATGTTGTCAGTTGCAAAAGGTTTGTTAAGAATGTCATTATATTCTTGAGCACCAACTAATGGTGTTGCTTTTACACGCCATAGATGTGGCAGCCATGTTTGGCTAAACCCTTCACTGCCAAAGGCACCTTCTTGTATTACATAATACTTTGGTATTGCTTTAGGAATGTCGCTGTCAAGTGGATGGAAATCACGTAGATTAGGCAGTTCAAGTACATCACCGCTCATGAGTTTACGTCCGATGGTGTCAATCATTGCGTTGTAATGAAATGTTATAAACAGCGTATCATTGTTTAAAAACAAACCAAATTGTGTTAAATCAAAATCAATGTCTTGTTGATTGTACACACCACGCATCTGGTAAATGTCTTGGCTGTATGCTCTATCCCTGTTCTCGAGTAGGAATAGGTCTTCAATAAAAAGTGGATTTTCACTGCTGTAACTTGGTTGGGTAGCATCCTGAGTACCGCCACTCACACTTGAACTGTCATCACCTGACGGTTTTGGTCCAAGATATTTGTGGACGTACATATCTACACCGCCGACCTGATACATTTCGGCAATGGTTCTATCTAAAAATTTGTAATCGTTACGCCTTTGGGGGCTGTACAGTGACAAACGCGGCATCAGCTAATCCTTTAGCTGTATTTACCGCTTTGTCAACCTATGCGTAAATGCTTTTTCGAACTCTGCGTATCAGGAGCACAAATCCAATGCCTGCACATGCTGTTGCAAGCAAAAATGCAGGATGCGGAATGTTGTGGAAGAATCTAAATGCTACAAGTAGCACAAACTGAAACCAGCACAGCATCATAACTGCGTCTAAGAATGCTTCTTTCATACACGCACCATCTTCAATACCGTGTCTGGACGACGACGGTTCTGGTATTCGTATGCTTCTTGCTTGTCGACGGTATTGAACACAACATTACCGTCCTTATCAACCAACCAAAAACGGATCATGCCGCCACCTCCAGGTCATCATATGCTTCAACAAACTCCTCTTCAGGAGCACAGTCATTGAGCTCCGCCAAGCGAGGCTCAATGTATTTCTGCATGCTGTAAGGAAGACGCAATACGAAACAAACGTATCCAGCGTCATACTCGCCACGGAATTCGTCTAGCATGTAACGCACTGCGCTATCACGGTCACAACCGCAAATGTCACGCACACGGCGGATATTTGCTCGGAACTCCATGATAGCCTCAGCATCACAGCGGCGTTCATGAGCTTCTTGCTCAATAGCAGCTTCATCGAGACGGACCGCCTCTGCTTCAAGCTCCGCATAGCTCATAGCATCGAAGTCGTAAAAACGACCTTTAACGCCATAAGCATCCTTGTGACGATAATAAATGTAGTCACAAAGTTGTTCGCGAGTTGGGATAATTGCTTTGGTATTCATAACGTCTAGCTCCGTTTTGTTAACCTATACATATATAATAGCACAACTAGCCTACAGGTCAACCTTTTTTTGCATTTTGGCAAGAAAAATTTTAGGTTGACCTAAACACAAAACTACATTACTATGTACAAGTTGAATGACAGGAGTAGATACATGGCGGTAAAAAAGACAACACGCAAACCCAAAGGCGCACAACTAGATCCCAGTTTTGAAGGCGCACTAGAAATGAGCGGAGCAGAGTTCCACAGCTTCCGCAATATGGCAGTGCGTTACTACTATGAAACCTACAAAATTTCAGACTTGATCAAAGACTTGTATCTCTGGATGAAAGACATTGGCTATAAAGCAGACCAAATTCGCGATATCAAAACTGTTGGTGCGGATGGGTTGAGTGCAAGTGTTATCTATGCTGTATGTTTACGCAAAGGCATGCCAGATATGCACCCAGAACACAACGAGTATTGGAATAGTCTAGGTGGTACTGTTGGCGATCTTCGTCCTGTTAGTAAGAGTATCAAAGAAAACATTGATAAAGTGTTAAGCAAAATTCGTCCAGCCAAGGAAGAAACTGCCAAAGCTGAAGATACAAAGCCACAACGCAGTGTGCAAGATTATATGCGTGACAAAGCCGCAACCATTGGCGGGTATGTCGAACAAGTCATTGACGACTTTGTAGAGGGTGAATACAAAAATCCTGAAAAGTTTAGTGTAATGGAACAACTTCGCATTCATGAAGCACCTGCGCAAGCTATTGATATCATTCGCAATCCATTGCAGTTTATGTTGGAAGAAATACAGGAAGTACAAGAGGGCAAGTGTGACCAATTAAAAGAAGGATACAGTCATCTTGGCAAAATTCAAGTGCGTAACTTTATAAAGTTCTTAGAGCAGAGTGTGGCAGACTGCGACAACTATATTCAGCTTAAAAAAGCAACACGCAAGCCAAGAGCAATTAAAAAGAAAACACCTGCACAGTTGGTGAAAACATTCAAATATTGCAAAGAATTTGCTGAGCTAAACCTTAAAAGCGAAAGCCCAACAAAACTTGTTGATGCCAGTGAAGCATGGTTGTACAATACCAAGACTCGTAAACTGATTCATGTTGTAGCAGATGAATACTCTAAGGTGTTTACTGTTAAAGGAAGTAGTATTGTTGGTCTTGACACCGCTAAAACTGTGATGAAAACACTGCGCAAGCCAGCAGAACAACTAAAACAGATTACAGGTGTGGGCAAGCCCGCGGCTCGCAAGAACTTCAATGACATCAAGGCTACGGACATCAAATTCAACGGTCGTGGCAACGAACATATCATCATCTTAAAGGCACATTAAAATAAATACAAGAGCGGAAAGGACGCTCTTGTAACATGGCAAATACCAGCGATATAACACTAGACACACTTAAAGGCAATGTCATTGACTATGTGAAATTGCAACTTGGTGATGGCATCATCGATATTGAACTTGATGCTGAACACTTCCAAGCAGCATATGACAAAACGCTTGGCACATACCGTCAGCGGGCAACAAATGCCTACGAAGAAAGTTATAACTTTTTAGAACTTGAAGAAGATGTGAATGTTTACACACTGCCACAAGAAGTACAAAGTGTTAGGCAGGTATTCCGCCGCACAATTGGCAACATGAATGGTCCATTTAGCACCAGTTTTGATCCATTTAGCAGTGCTACGTTGAACACATATCTACTGAACTATAACCAAGCAGGTGGATTAGCAACATACGACTTTTACACACAGTATGTTGAGCTAGCAGCAAGGATGTTTGGTGGTTTTGTAAACTACACATTCAATCCTGTTACTAAACAACTACAACTTATACGTGATCCACGTGGTACTGGCGAAACTATTCTGATTTGGGCATACAATTTACGGCCTGAAATTCAACTATTGAGCGACTACAGTGTTTCGCAGTGGTTTAAGGATTACATGGTAGGTGCTAGTAAATCAATCATTGGTGAAGCACGAGAAAAATTTGCTACTATTGCTGGACCACAAGGTGGTACTGCACTAAATGGTGCGGCTATGAAAGCTGAAGGACAGGCAATTATGGATAGCAAAATTGAAGAACTTAAAAACTATGTTGATGGTTCACAACCAC